AAAGTTAGGATTTTTGCATGATTTTTTAGGGCAAAATGAGGTGATAAAGTGACTAGAGGTAGAAAACCTAATAAGAGACAACTATTGTCTTTAAATCCGAATCCAAGACCATCGACAACAAACCCAAGTCCTGTTGAATGGGATGTGAACGATCCGATGATGCCTGATTGGTTAGATGAAACTGGTAAGAAAAAGTGGGCAGAACTTCTTACAGGATTGAAACCGATGGCAATTCTTTCATCAGTGGATGCTGATGCTATCGCTGTTTACTGTGCGATGTATAGCCAAGTAGTTAGATGCCAGCAACAGATTAATGAATCTGGTGGATTCCTTCAGGAGGAAGGTAGACCAAAGAAATCAGATCCCGCAGTGGATCAGTTAACCAGTCTTTCAGCCAGACTTTCCACTCTTGGAAAATCTCTTGGGTTATCACCGATGGCTCGATCCAAGATGGTCAGCGATCCTGTGGTTACCCAGGGAAATTGGATTAAAGATTTATGTGGTGTGGATATTGGTGCCAATGGCGATTAAGAAACCAAAGAAAAAACCTGCTGATCCATTAATCATTCCATTCATCGAAAGGGCACTCAAACATCACAAGGGTGAATGGTCAGGGAAGAGGTTCACCCTTCAAGAATGGCAGAAGGAAATACTGCGTGAAGTGTTTGGTAAGGTTGACAAACATGGCAACCGGATTATTAGACAGGTATATCTAGAGGTTCCTAGAAAAGCTGGTAAGACTACCCTTGCATCTGCCATTGCCCTTTGGCTTCTGATTGAAGGCGAGCCAGGAGCAGAGATCTACAGCGCAGCAGCTTCCAGAGAGCAAGCCCACATCTGTTTTGATAGTGCTAAGAACATGGTAGAAGCTTGCCCACCACTAGCTGCAAAACTGCAACCATTCAAAAATACGATCATCTATCCTGACACTAAAAGCTTTTACAAGTCCATCAGTGCAGATGCTCACACAGCGCATGGTGGAAACCCTCATGGAATTGTCATCGATGAATTGCATACGCAGAAATCGCGCGAACTTTATGATACTTTGATGACCGGAACCTTAGCAAGACGGCAACCACTCTGTGTGATGATAACCACTGCAGGTAGTGACCGAACTAGTTTCTGCCATGACATGCACAGTCATTGTCAAAAATGGTTAGACGGAACCATCGTTGACAAAACATTTTTTGGCAAAATCTTTGCAGCGGATTTGGATGATGATTGGACCAGTGAAGCCACTTGGAAGAAGGCTAACCCTGGTTATGGCATCACAGTTAAGCCAGCGTATTTTCACCAGAAGGTTCAGGAATGTAAGGACAACCCAGCACTGGAAGCTGCTTTCCGCAGGGATCATCTAAATCAATGGATTGAAACCGATGTTAGATGGATCAGTCCACTCAAGTGGGATGAATGCCAGATACCAACTCCAGATCTTACTGGCCGTGAATGCTGGGCGGGTCTTGATCTCAGTGCAACTATGGATATGACTGCGCTTACGCTGTTTTTCCCAAGTGAAAATGAAGATGAACCACACTATGTCTTGCCATTTTATTGGGCACCTGAGGAAGCTGATAAACTGCGGGAGAGGTTAAACCGATTCCGAATTAAGCCATGGGTCAAGAGTAAAAAGATAACAGCAACCCCAGGCAATCGGGTGGACTATCGGCAGATCAAAAGAGATATCATGGCACTAGGGGAGATTTACAAAATCCAAGAGATTGCATATGACCCTTGGCACTCAGACCAGATCGTTCATGAACTCAGTGATGATTTTACCATGGTTAAGTTTGGTCAAACCCCAGCGAACCTATCACCACCCACTAAAAAGCTGGAAGAATGGATACTTGCCAAGCAGATTTCGCACGATGGAAACCCTGTTTTGCGCTGGAACCTTGGCAACATTAGTGTGAGTCTCGATGACAATAATAACTACAAGTTGTCGAAAAAGAAAAGCCGTGACAAAATAGATGGGATTATAGCTTTGGTCATGGGATTAGGTCGCTGGATGGTGACGGCAGGAGCAGAAACACACACTGAAACAACAGGAGCAGGGATTGAATTCCTGTAAATCATGCCATTATTATCCCTTAGATCTTTATTTGCAAACACAGTCAACAAACTAGCAGGCTATACCGTAATTAGCGACTCAGGATCGTGGACCTACTCAGGCACTACTACCAGTGGCCAGCAAGTTAATCAAGCATCATCAATGACCTATAGCGCAGTTTGGGCAGCAGTTCGGGCAATCTCAGAAGGTGTAGCCAGTCTGCCATTGCAGGTGTTTAGAAGGGGTCATGATGGTTCCAGATCTAAGGCCAATGATCATCCACTTTATAGAATCCTTCATGATCAGCCAAACCCAGAAATGAGCGCATTAACTTTTCGTGAAACCCTCATGGGGCATGCGCTCGTTTGGGGTAATGGCTATGCAGAAATTGTTAGGGATAAGAATTCTGGAAGGGTGCAACAACTCTGGCCACTGGATCCATCACAGGTGGAACCTGTGCGTGATGAAAATGGCGAACTCTTCTACAAATACGGATCAGTGATCTTTCTGCCCTCAGAGATTTTGCACATCAAAGGGTTAAGCTTTGATGGGGTCAAAGGCTATAGCGTAATTGCCCAGGCTAAAAATTCAATCGGTCTTGGAATGGCCGTTGAAGAATTTGGATCAACCTTCTTTGGTCAGGGTGGCAAACCTGCTGGGGTGATTTCAGTACCAGGGAAACTAAATTCAGAAGCTATTCAGAACATGAGAAAATCATGGGAAGATATGCATGCCACTGTTAAGAACGCTCACAGAGTTGCGATACTTCAAAATGGTGTTACCTATCAAACAATCGGCACCCCACCCGATGATGCCCAATGGATAGCATCAAGATCTTTCCAACTGCAAGAGGTGGCACGATGGTTCAAGATACCAGCATCCAAGATTGGTGCAGGTGCAGGAACTTACAGCAGTTTGGAGCAAGATAACCTTGCATTCCTTCAGGAAACTTTGCGCCCATGGTTGATTCGATGGGAGCAGGAAATAAACTTCAAGCTGATTAGCTCCCTTGATCAGCTTTATGCAGAACATAATCAGGATGCGCTTCTTAGGGGTGACACTGCAGGTAGATCATCTTTCTATGCTCAAGCTCTTAACTGGGGCTGGCTTAGCCGTAATGATGTTCGCGCACTTGAGAATTTACCAAGCATATCTGGACTCGATGGGTATATGATCCCAAAAAACATGGACCCTGCATTTGGTCCTGGACAATCACAGGTGGCAGTGGATGCTGCAGCCCTAACTGGACAACTGCCAACCAGCCAAGAAGATCCCACAGCATTAGCACCAGCAGCACCACCTACCGCAGATGTAGCAGCAACAGCTTTAAATGGCGCACAGATCACCAGTCTGGTAGATCTAGTGGCCAAGGTTGGTGAAGGTTCAATCCCTATGGAATCAGCCAAGGCTATTGCTTTAGCATCATTCCCATTTTTGGATCAAACTATTTTGGATTCGATCTTCTCAGGTCTGAAGATTAATCCACCCGCACCCGATCCAACCCCAGCACCAGCACCCCAACAAAACACCTTTGGCTTTGCTAAGTTGTTGGAAGCTGCACGAAAACAAATCCGAAAGATTGAAGCAAATCACCTTGGCCGGATCAGCAACAAGCCTGGGGAATTCATCCCAGCTTTAGAAAAGTTTCTTGAAGCCCATCAGGAGAGGGTGCAAATCATCCTTGAACCTGTCATGGAATTCATCCAGCCAGAATCGGGTGGTGGTGTCCGAGCTGCTGCAGATCACTGTGATGCATTGAAGGTTGAATGGTTGGATCTTGCTGGTAGTGCCACACCTAGAAATCTAAAAATTTTGGCCGATGTTAAATTAGTAAACTGGATCGAAACCAAAGCTAACTGGGAGAAAGTCACATGGTTAAATTAGAAACAAGATACACCGCAGAATTCAGGGTGGAGCAAGATGGTAAGAAATTAGTAGGATATGCTGCTAAATTCTCACCTAACAGGTCTCAGGACTTAGGTGGATTCATCGAGCAGATCGATCCTAAAGCTTTCACCCGATCACTGGCACAGGGTGCAGATGTCAGGGCACTTATCAACCATGATCAAAATTTAATCCTAGGGCGGTCAACCTCAGGAACCTTGAATCTGTCCGTTGATTCTGAGGGGCTGTTAGTAGAGATCACCCCACCCGATACCAGTTATGCAAGGGATTTAATGGTTAGCATGTCTAGGGGAGATGTTACCCAGATGAGTTTCGCATTCATCACCAAAAAGGATGCATGGGATAAAGAAGGGGAAAAGAATATCCGAACCCTGCTTGATGTCGATCTTCATGATGTTTCTGCGGTTACTTACCCTGCCTACCTCAATACTGAAATAGGCCTAAGAAGCCTGTCAAGTTTCTTAGCAGAAAAACAGGATGAGTTAGCAGAGATGCAGAAGAGAATAAATTTGGTCAGCCTGTTAAAAGTAAAATAATCTTGGTATCGCAAAAGTGATCTGATAGCATGGTTTCATTACTCTTTCATGAGGATGGAACCATGATCTTTAAAGACCGCTGGGCTATGCAAAGATGGGCAGTTGAAAAGGTTGGCACTGGATGGTCTCCAGGTGCCAAGGGCACTGATGCAGCGGATATCATTCACGAGATGCCCAATCGCCCACCCTATAAAACGGATTGGTCCGAATTCATTGCTACACTTCCAGATGATTTGGAAAACATGGTGGATCAGCATTTCCACCAGTTAAAGCCAAAAAAAGATTTTATTGCAGTACTAGAACTGGAAGATAAAAAAACTAGAGTTTTGGGCATCATGTCCGAACGAGATAAAAGTGATTGCTTTAGGCAAATTTATCATTTCTTTCCTGACCTAGTGACATCACAAGCAAAGATCGTTATGAAAACCAAATCAGAATTAAAAGTCTCAGAGAAAAAACAATTAGAAAATCTTCCTAGATTGTCTTGACATTGTCACGACAGCATACTAATATATAAACATAAGGTTAACCAATTTGGTTGACCAAACATAAAAGGTTACAAAAATGAGTAGCATGAAAGATCACTATCACGATGAGATTATTAACAGCTATGACAATCCTGAAGAAGAAAAACAAGCCCTTGCAAAAGAATTAGATTTATTAGGTTTCGAGTTGGTTTTTACTTCTGAATCTGGATCATTGTATTTTCATACATTTTTTAAAAACGAGTCTGTTACTGTCAGACTGTCAGATCATAACATCCCTGAGACTGAGGAAAGAAATGAAGGTAAAAGCCCTTACGATTACGAGCTATTATTTGATCAAGGCTTTGAAGACGACAACAAAGAAACTTTGGATTTTTTAAAATGGTTTAAACAAAAAATAGGAGGCCAAATAATGAAACCAGAACCCAAGGGTAATACCCCTAGGCAGTCTTTCAGATTAACGGAAAATGATAACGAACTGATTAGGCAGATCATGGAAAAATACAACCTGCCCAACAAAACCATAGCGGTCAAGTTTGCTTTGTGTAGCACCGCTGCTAGTTTTAAAATTAAGAAGTAAACTACCACCTAATCCTCTAGCCCCTAGCTAATCCCTAGGGGCTTTTTTTATTGTAGTCACGCTACAACATGTAGCCTTAACCCATCCATATCTCAGGCTGGGTGTAATATAAATTTGATCCCGAAACAGATTTCGTGATCAAAGGCAAAAGCCTATTAAACTAGTCATTCAGCATGCGCTGTTTTTGCTCATCCTCTACGATTTGACAGATTTCCAACCCATGTAAAAATGGGGTTAGCCCTGCAGTTTTTACGCATGGTGGCCACCGGAGCATTCCGGCATGGTGCCACTGCGTTGAGCGGGCACCTTGAAGAATTCTTTTCAAGGAAAAAATACCTATGAGTATTTCAGAAATCAAAGCTTTGCAGCTTGATCGCATCGAAAAAGTTAACTCCATGGAATCCATGGCAGTTCGAGCATTGACCCCAGAAGAGCAAACCTCTTTTGATAATCTTGCTGCATCGGTAGCAGACATCGATGTCCGACTTGCAGTGTTGGAAGATAACGCTGCTGGTTCTGCATCTATTCAACAAAATTCGGAAAAGTTGGAAGCTGCAAAGCGCAGTGTAAGAAAATCTGCACCTATCACAGCACCAAACTTTGTGGCTGATGTGTCCGACAAAAAAGCCAAGCGCACTAAATCAAATGCTGTGCGTGGTTGGTTCCTTAGAGGCACCAGGGGTTTCAGGTCTGAATTTGCTCAAGCAGCAAATGAAATCGGCCTAGACCTTAACAGCAATGAGCTTAACCTTGAAGCTCGTGCGCAGGGTGTTGGTAGCACTGGCATTGGTGGTGCCTTGATTAATGATGAATTCTACGGCACTTTGACCCAAGCCATGCGCGATTATAACGCTGTTCGCCAAGTGGCTACTGTCATCAGCACCAGCACTGGTTCAAACATTCAGATGCCATGCTTGGATGATACTTCCAACGCTGGAACCCTGATTGCTGAAAATGGTTCCATCAGTGAAGTTGCTTTAACTTTCACCAACAAAACCATGGGTGCCTATAAGTTTAGTTCTGGTCAGGTATTGACCAGCTATGAACTTATGCAAGATGCCTTGATTGATGTTGAAAGCCTTGTTGCAGAACAAGCTGGTATTAGAATTGGCCGGATTCAGGAATCCTTGTTCACCACTGGAACTGGATCATCCCAGCCCCAGGGCTTAGTAGTGGGTTCTGCTGCAGGTAAAACTGCAACAGCAACCAATGCCATTACTGTGGACGAGATTATCGATTTGGTATTCTCAGTGGACCAGGCATATAAGACGACTGGCAATGTTGGGTTTATGTGTCACCCTTCTATTTTGGCAGCAATTGCCAAACTGAAAGATGATAACGGCTCCCCTATATTTGCCCAAAACTATGCTGGCGCAGAAGCAAGAGTTCCAACCATCATGGGTTATCCTGTGACCTTGAATTCGAATATGGCATCAAGCCTTGCTGCTGCTGCAAAGGTTTTGCTGTTCGGTGATTTCAGCAAGTATTTTGTTCGTGATGTTGCAGGCGATGGTGGCATCACCATTGTTCGACAATCTGAAACCTATGCAACTTCTGGCCAAATTGGTTGGGTAGCTATTGCAAGGTCTAGCGGATTGTTGCTCACAGCAAATGCAACCACTTATAACCCTGTTAAACACCTAATCATGGCGGCTTCCTAATGCTAGTAACCATTTTGAAAAACCTGTCTGGCTTGGGGAAATCTTTCCAAACCAGACAGGTGGTTGATCTTCCTGATGAGGTAGCTTCTGAGTGGTGCAGGATTGGTTATGCCAGTCCTGCTACCCCAGCAGCAACTGAAAAGGCTAGTTCCAAAGTCATACCTGAGGTGCGAAAAAATGGAAATCAAGGGCAGAATTCAGGTAGTGGCACAACCGACAACCGAACCTCTGACACTGCTAGAGGTAAAAAACCATCTAAGGATTGATGGCAATTATGATGATGCGCTACTAGGTAGCTTCATCACCAGTGCAAGGATGTACTTTGAATCGCAGTGCGAGATATCCATAGCCAGTCAGGAAATCTTGCTGGCTTTGGATTATTTCGATGACATTGTTTATCTGCCAAGAGGCCCAGTCCAATCTGTTGAAGATATCAGCTACGCAGACTCAGAAAATAATCAACAATTTATGGATGACTGGATAGAAGACTTAGTTAGTAATCCAGCAAGGGTCACCCCTGCCTTTGGTCAGTCATGGCCAGCAACGGCAGAGGTAGTGAACGCTGTGCAGATCAGTTACACCACTGGCTACAGCACCCCAAGCATGGTGCCTAAATTGCTGAAATCTGGAATGTTATTCTATGTATCCCATCTCTATGAAAACCGATCAGCGGTCACAGATGTTGACCTTAAAGAAGTTCCAATGGCTGTGGAATCAATTATCCAACAGTACACCTCAGGGATTTACCACTAATGCGCCCAGGTCTATTGCAGTACAGGGTGGAGATTCAGCAACCGACATCCACTAGGGATGCCATGGGGCAACCTGTGATTACATGGAAAACAACCCAAACACGCTGGGCAGGGGTAAGCCCACTGACTTCCAGAGAAGCTTTCTTTGCAAAATCAGTCAGGCCAGAAGTGTCCCACCGGATCACCCTGAGATGGTTTGATGGTTTAGCGCATTCCCACCGGATCAAAATGGATGCAAGAATCTTTGATATTGCCAGCATCATTAATGTGGATGAGGGTAACCATACTTTGCAGGTGGACTGCATAGAGGTGGTGAACTAATGAGCAAACTAGATCGATCAATTCTTTTTAAAAAAGGTCAAACCAAGATAGAAGGGCTAGATGCGCTTGTAGCTAAATTCAAGGAATTAACAGGGGGAAAATCTGAGGCCAAGTTGGTTACGGCTATGAGATATGCTTTGCAACCCTTGCAGAAGCAAGTTAGAGCCAATGCACCTAGGTCAAAATCTAACAAAAACAAATCAGGTAGGACAGGACTATTAAAAAAATCAATCGCAGTGAAGGCTAAGAAGTTTGGCAGGGGAAATAAAAAGAAAATAGTAGGGCTTGTTGGTCCAAAGTTTAGCACCCATAAGGTTCTTAAAAATGGTCTTAAAATTGAGCCATATAGGTATGCTCACTTGGTAGAAAGAGGAGCTGTGCCCCATATAGTTTCACCAAGACGCAAAGAAAAAAACAAAACTTTTGTAGGTCCAATCATGCCTGGTAGGTTTAAAAGCTGGATTCATCCAGGAGCAACGGCTAAGCCATTCATGAAACCTGCACTTGCAACTGTTGGATCTCAAATCTTTAACAGGTTTGCCGAAAAGTTAAAAGAAATTATCTCTAAAATAGGGGTAAAGAAATGATAGAAGCAGATTTTTATTCCTACCTCACAGGGGAAGCAACGATCACCGCACATTTGGGAAACCGGATTTATCCCGATGCTAGCCCACAGAATCCAACCCTGCCTTTGATGGTGTATGAGAAAACATCAGTAGATCGGCAAATGAATCTGCGTGGGGCAACTGGGGTCAGCACTGCAAGGATCAGTTGTGATATTTTCGCTGCAAGCCGTACAGTTTGCGAAACGATTGTTGAATCCATTAGACTACGGGTAGATGGTTTTCAGGGAAACTGGAACACCACTTACATCCATCAATCTAGGTTGGATTCTGAGGATGTGGGGTGGGATCTTGAATCTGCAAAAGATACTGGGATCCACCGGGCAACGATTGATGTAGTGGTCTGTTTTACTGAAACTGTAACCGACTTTTTTGGAGGCTAATTATGGCAGTTCAATCAACTTATGGTGTTACCCTTACTGCAGGATCTGCTGTGGCTGAAGTGATTTCCATCACTCCACCCCAGTCTAAAATCGGCAGCATTCAGGTAACCAATCTTTCATCCCCTAATCAGGTTCATACCTTCATTGCAGGTTATGAAGATGCTGGGGAAATGACTTTTGAATGCAATCTGACTAATGCGAATTTTGCAGCCTTGAATGCAATTGCAGTAGCTAGAACTGAGTCAGCTTTTGTCATCGCCATTCCTGCACCTATTTCATTCTCAGTCACTGTGAATGGATTCATCACCAGCAGGGGTATCAGTTCGATTGCTGTGGGCGATGAGCTTATCAAGTGTACTTTCACGGTTAAAGTCTCGGGTATTTGCTATCCAGACTAACTAGGAGTTTATTCATGGCTTTATCGAGATCACAGATCCTTGCCAAAAAAGACAACCTGCCCAGGCAGGAAGTTTTGGTTCCAGAGTGGGAAGGATCTGTATGGGTCAGAAGTCTCACTGTTGGTGAAAGAGATTCCATAGACAACGAATTCAACGCAGCACGCACTAAGGGGAAAACCCCTGACAACTTGCGGGCACGGATGCTAATCAAGGGGTGCTGCGATGAATTAGGAAAACCGCTATTCACAGAAGCAGATATTGCAGAAGTGAATGTGTTACCTGCAACGATCTTGGAAAAGATCTTTGATGCGATTCTAAAGATCAATCGCATTGGTGCAGGTGCTGCAGAGGAAGCGGAAAAAAACTAAGGGAAAGCCCATCTAGATTATTTTTATTTAGATTGGCTGGCCACTTAAAAAAGATGGTTTCAGAGATCGAGCAGGAGATGAGCCATTCCGAATTCATGGAATGGGTGGCATTCGCTAGGATCGAACCCATAGGTGATGCGCGATTAGATTTCTTAGCTGGTTCTGTTCAGCATACTCAGGTGGCATGTACTAGCACCAGCAAACACAAGCTATCTGATTTCATTCCTGACTGGTTGGGTGAGAGAGCAGCAGAAAATAAGCAGACCCCAGAAATGCTTGCAGCAATGTTAGGTGGGTTAGTTACTAAGAAAAGGAAATAGACATGGCAGATACATCCTTAGGACGAGCCAGTCTATCCGTTACCGCAGATCTTTCTAGCTTCACTTCAGCAATGGATTCAGCAGCATCTAAAACCAGTGGATTTAATAAGGCTAATAATCTAGCTGCAGATTCCACTAAAAGGTTGATGGATGCTACCGACAAAGCCAACAAAATTAATGCGGGTAGTGGTGGTGGTGCAAAGGCTGGACCCAAGGCAGCGGGTGGTGGCATGAAGATCACCGATATGCTCGGGATAGGTTTCTTCACATCCGCATTCAACAAGATCTTTGATGGTGCAATCAATCTGGTAACTAAAATTACATCCTCTGTGATTGATCTAGGTGCCAAGGTTATTGAATCAGG